GGCTCTTGCGGAAGGCGGGGTGGGCGATGGCGACCATGTTGCCTGGGTCGAAGTAGTCGCCGGATTCGACGTCGCCGATGGCGGTGGAGAACTCGGCGTACGTCGGCGCTCCTGCGCTGGAGGCGGTGGTGATGTTGTCGCCGCCGGTGTACCCGAGGGTGGCGTCGGTGGTGTTCAGCAGCTGGTAGAGGCTGGTGAACGGGATGGTCGTGCCGTTCTCCGCCGCCGACACGGCGAGGGACGCGTTGTCGATCATCTTGGCGTAGGACTTCGACCAGCCCATCATCTTCGCGTTGATGATGTTCGCGACGGAGTCGTCGATGTCCTCTTCGGCGATGCGGACGGCCTTGCCGAACTTTCGGGCCGTCAGCAACACCTCATCGTTGAGGCTGACGTCCTCACCGTACGTGCCACCCTTGGCAACGACGTCCACGCCCATGCCCGCCGTGCGCGGGACGTGCTTGGTGTCGGAGCCCATGGGGATGCGGGAGGCGAGCGCCTCGACCGCGGACAGCTGGTTGATGGACTGGATGACCCGAGACGTCTCGTACTCTTCGGGAATCCAGGCTTCGAGCGTATTGCGCGCCATTGAGGCCCTCCTGCGGGCGGCGTGATGGGGGTTCGAGTTGTGGGCTCGGGCCCCATCACGGGCGCCTTCGCAAGCAAGGGCGGTGGCCTGCTCCGATCACCGGAGTAATTCACCTGGTGATGAATATACCTGCGGTCGTCAAGCCCTGCCGAGGATCCGGGCCGCGTAGATCTCCCCAGTCGACTTCGGCTTCTCCACCGCCGCGGGCTTCGGCGCACCGGTCGGGCGGCCCTTGGGCTTCTTGACGGCGGCTTCGAACAGCTCCGGGTAGTCGGCTCGCAGGCCGTCGATCTGCTCGTCCACGCCGAGGACTTCGCCATCGTCGTCGATGCTCAGGTCACCGACATCGATCAGCTTCATCAAGCGGGAGATGCGCGCCTCGGTCTTCGCCTTGTCGCCATCCGTCGCCGCGGTCGCGCCTGCCTCGACGAGCGCGGCACGCACCGCCTTGCGGACAGCGATCGGCTTGTAGCGCGCCTCCGCCCTCTCCTCCGCCTCGCGTACGGCCTTCTCCGTCTCGGTCTCCTGCTCGCGGTGCTTGTCTCGCAGTTCGTTCAGCTGCCGCTGGACTTCGAGCTTCTCCTGCTTGCGCTTGGCGAGGGTGCGGCGAACCCGCTCCCACTCCTCACGAGACGGCGGCACGTACTCCTCATCGGACGGCTCCGGGCCGGTCTTCCCCGCTGGGGGCTTGGGCTTCGGCCTGTCGTCCAGCTCCGGGGCGTCATCCGTCTCGGGCTCCTCGTCCGGGGAGTCGTCGACCTCGACTTCGATGTCCGGCTCGTCGTCCGTCTCGGCGCCCCCGGCGATCGGGTAGATCGGCCGGCCGTCGGCCCGGTAGCCGAGGATCGTGCCGGGCGGGACGCTGATGCCGTCGGCCGGTTCGGTGGTGGTGTGGATGCCCATCTGGTGTTCTCCCATCACGGGGGTTGGCGGCGGCCCGTCACGGGCGCCGGGGTCTATACGGATGCCGCAAACCGGCCGGTACGCAGTGCGGAGCGCGCTCGGGTCTCGACGGCAGGCAGCAAGTCATCGGTGGTGCGCAGGAGTTCCCGCACCGCCCGCAAACGGGCGGCTCGCGACTCTGACGAGCGAGCGCGGCCGTAGGCGAGGGAACGCTGTGCCTCCCGCTGCAACGCGAGCGAGAACGGCACACCCTCGGCAGTCCAGGAGTCATCCCATGGGATTGCCCTGCATCGACAATTAGCGTGGAGGGGCGGGCCATCGATACCGCCAGCTCCCATCCGGCGCTGCCTGGGATCCCACGAAAGTCCGCCCGGAAACTCACCATCGGCCGGTGCGGTGCGTCCCGTATACGCCAGACAGCGCACGCAGTTATGACATACGATGTTCTGACTCAGATACCAACCCTCACGCGTTTCGAGGTTGTAGACATGCCCGCTAAACTCCCGATGCCCGACCTCGATGACCTGGTCAGGCTCAACGAGTCCGGCAAGACGACCAAGGAAATCGCCGTAATCTACGGCGTCCACGTGAACACCGTTCGTAGGTGGTTCAGTCGAAACGGGCTTGCTGCTCGACGCGACCTCGGAGGCTCCCGTGGACTCAGCGCCGAACGCAGGCGAGAAATCGGTCTGAAGATCACCAAGGCTCAGATGGGGAAGCGGCGAAGTCTTACTGCCAAGATCCGCAAGGCCGAAACCTGTGAACGCCTCCAACTCCACATCTCCCCTGTCGAGACACTCCTCGCCGACATGCTGCGTGAGCGAGGAATCCCCCTCATCCAGCAAAAGGCGATCGGCCCATACAACGTGGACATCGCTACCGGCGCCGTCGCCGTGGAAGTCTTCGGGGGCGGTTGGCACAACACGCGCCGAGAAGGGGAACGCCTCCGCTACCTGTTCGATCGTGGGTGGGACGTCGTCATCATCTGGGTGGACGCCCGGAATGCCCCCCTCACCCCGGCGGCGGCTGAATACGTGATCTCCCACCTTCAGTTCCGCAAGAGCAACCCAACCGCGCCCCGTTGCTATCGGGTGATTCGGGGTACCGGTCAACTCCTCGCCACCGGCAGTGCGAATAGTGACGACCTGCCCGATGTAGTAACGGCTCGTCACCGCCTTGACTTGCCCGAATCGATCCCGGAGGGGCACTGCCAGTGCGGTTGCGGTGAGCGCACTAGCATCGCTCCTCAGACTCATACGCGTAACGGCTGGGTCGCCGGGAAGCCGATGAAGTTCGTGCTCGGCCACAGCAACCGGGGACGCCGCTGGACTGTCGGCGAAGACGGAAGGCGCAAGTACACGAGTTGAGGGGACAAAGCACGCGTCTGCCTCCGACACCCACAGCCGCAGGGGTGCTGACTTGCGGGCCACAGCGTCAAGGCCTTCACCGACAGCCGTGTTGACCACCCATGCGATGTGGGCGCGGACCGCAGGTAGCGCAGCACGCGCCGCGGCAAGCCCGGCCAGCAGATGCGACCACCGGGTCACGCGGTCCGGGTGCAGCAGGAACAGGGCGCGATCCCGGCGCTCCGCCACCACCTCGCCGACCCTCCGAGCCTCGTCACGCAGCGCCCGCCGCACGCGCGGCACTCTCGGGTTGCGTCGGCGCTGGCCCGACGCTGCGCGCACGAACTGGGCCCCCTGCTGAACTCCTAGGGACATAGCCTCGGCAAGGGCGTCGGCAAGTGCGCTCGGTGCCCGCCCGGCCAGACTGTCGAGGATGCGGCGGACTGCGGCGCGGGCGGCGGCGAGGATGCGGCGCAGCACGTCAGCGGCTGTGGCCGGTTGGTCGGGTCCGCCGAAGGCTCGGATCCAGGCGGCGAGGGTGCGGCGGATCAGCTCCTCGAACGCGGACTCGTCGTCACCTAGGGCGTCATCGGCGATGCGTTTCTCCAGGCTGATGACGTCGCCGGTGTGTTCGTCCTGGACGAGCCTGGCAAGATCGTCGCTGTCGTACGGCATCAGCCCTCCTCCTGCTGTACTCCGGCGAGGACTTCAAGGTCGGAGAGGGCGCCAGCCAACAGGGCTTGGGCCTGCTCGCTGGAGATGACCCCGAGCGTTGCTGCGGCGCCGAGTTTCTGTGCGGAGTCCGCGAGGGACGCGAGGATGTCCACGCGCCGCTGGAGTTCGGCGTCGTCGACTCCGGCGAGCCATTCGTCGACCTGCTCGGCCCGGTAGCCGCCCTCCATGAGGGCCTGCTTCCGGGGCACACCAGCCTCGATCTTCGCTTTGACGGTCTGCCAGCCCTGCACGGAGGTGACGGACCGGGCGGGCACCCAGTCCACGGTGACGACGGGGTTATCGATGCCGAGGCGGCGCAGCGCGAAGGTGAACGCTTCGACGACGCTGGCGCCGTAGGAGGTCTGCCGGTTCTCGACCTTGCTGATGAACGGGCCGTCCTCCTCCCGGTAGGACTCCCCGGAGCGCTGACTGGACTGCGGGTCGAACATCCGCAAAGGGGTGTCGGTGATCTGCGCCATCGCGCGGACGTTGAAGTTGATCGGGTCGAGGAACACGTCCGGGTTCGCCGCGTCGAACTGGCCGACCGCCTTGTAGCCGCGGAGCAGCCACATCTCACCTGGCCCGGCCTTCAGTGAGCTGTCGTCACCAATGTCGGAGGGGCCGTCACCTGCGTCGTTGGGTGGCCAGTCATCGTCGTCGAAGTCGCCCGGCTCCAGATCACTCGTGTCCGTCGACGCGGTCTCGGTGAGTGCGTAGCGCTGCGGGGCTCCCTGGTAGTCGACGGTGCCCATGTGCGTCGACTGAAGCTTGGTGATGGCGTTCTGCGGGCCGTACGCCCCGTAGTGCTCGGGCACCCCGTAGGGGCGGTCGGTGCGGAAGTGGAAGCACGGCTGCTCACCCCAGTCGTGGTCGATCAGCCACGACTCGGGGTCATCCTCGTCGGCGGGCCAG